CCACTGTTCTCAGATGAATGCTCGGTATCAACTTCGTTGAAGAATGTTTCAACTGCACTGTTGTTGATATCTCTGTTTGTACCCTTCGTGGAGCGCATTGCGAAGATAAGTCCAGTAGGACCTGTCATCGGTTGTACTCCGCAGATGTCATAAGCAATTAGCTTAGGCATACTACGACGGATAAGACTGATTAGCACAGGGTCGAAACCAGCGACAGGACCTGTAGCGGTACTACCACCAGAATAACCAGTACCACCCAAGCTGTTGGTTGGTGCTGCCTCTGTGACTAGCCCACGCTCTTCGCGTAGGAATTTTTCTTGGTTTTCCAAGAGGACTGAGGTAACCGCTTTTCTATAGGTATCCTTAATCGGATCGAGCTCAGAGTGCTCAAGAATAGGGTTCCACTTCTCTTGGAGTGATTCTGCGTTAAACATTTTAGTTAACTAACTCCGTTTAAGAATTGAATTGTGGATTATTTTTTTGCCCATCTAGCAATAGCCTGTGAATATGCATCCATAGCACTACCACTTTCAGGTGCATTCTCTACTTGGACATCCTCAGAGACCTCGGTCTTCTCAGGCTTCGTAGAGAAATAGGATTCACGTAGTGTAGAAACCTTTGCTTTAAAGGATTCTTCATTTTCAAACTCAACAGCTTCTGCGAGGGAGACTAGTTTCTCCTTCTGAGAGAGACTTAAGCCCTCTGCAATCTCTGTCACAATCCCATTCTTAATGTAGCCGCCAACCTGTTTAGTCAGATCAACGTTGTCTTCAATTGATTCGTTGAGTTTCGATTCCATAGTATTAAGTTGCTCCTGTAGACTATCTACAAGGTCAACTTTTTCGTCGGGAAGATCAATGTAATTCTCGACAAAAACTTGTTTAAGACCATTAAGGACAGATTCACCCATCTCAGCCTTGATTCCGTGCTCAAGTGCGAGTTGGTTCTTCTTCATCCACTGCTCTACAGCATAGCCAAGATACTCGTCTACCTTCTCAGCGAGTTCCTTCTTGACAGTCTCTACTTCTTCATCTAGTGCCTTTGCATAGTCTTCATGCATACGCTCTAGTTCTTCGTTGAGTTTAGAGACAACTGCAGCTTCAAAGATGGTCTTTGCTTTCTCTTTGAATTCCTCACTAAGGTCTTCACCTTCAGTAAGTGCAGCAACATCAGCACTGAGGTCAACCTCAATAACTGTTTCTTCTGTCTCAGCAGGATTTTCAGCAATCACGTCGCCTTCGGGCTCGTGTCCTGCTTTAACGTCACCTTTGTCACTAAATTCTGCCTTCTGTGCAGAAGCATCAGATGGTTTAGTGGTTGGTGATTGGGCGTTACCGCCAGCAATAGTCTTTAACTTATTGCTATCCCCTTCGGGCTTGGAATTAAAAGGTGTAGGTCCACCTAAATCTTGTATACCAGCGAGACTACTGCCATCAGGACCTAATTTACCTTGAGGTTCTGCGGGCTTTGCTCCTGCGGTTACACTTGATTCATCCAGAGTTTTTTTAATCTCTTCTGACATTGTAGTCTCCGTGCGACAAATTGCGATTGCTATAGATTATTTAGCAGTTCAAATATTTACAAACCTGATAAAAACTGATTAAATGCGGAAAGTTTTACCTGTTCCATCTGATTTATCGCAGCATTATCGATTCTTTTCTTGATTTGCTCTACTGTTTGCTCTTGAACAGCTCCATTATTATAGATCCATTCCTTTCCTTCCATGATTCCATTGACGAAAGCATCGGGTGCGGAAGGATCAGCAACTATATCTGCTGCTGTTGCGAGCATAAAATCGTCACAGACAATTTTAACTCCACCCTCTTGCTTAATTGTGCCAAGTCCACGGGATGAAACTCCCAACTTAACACCCTCATCAATAAGATTCTTGGCAATGTTTCCCATTGGTGTATCCAATAGTCTTGCCTTACCTATAAAATTATCACCCTCTTGTTGAAGAGAAGTGATTAAATGTGATACCCTATCAAGGTTGATAGTAGGACCATCAGGGTGACCCAATTCTCCTAGTGCTCTTCCTTTAGAGATATACTTTTCATTGTAATTTCTTGCTTCACGTTGCAGGGTCGAGACAGGATACATCCGACCATTGCGGTTTTTGATTGCACCTTGTAAGAATACACCTTCGATAAAATGGTTTTTCTTACCATTCTTACCTTCAGTGATTGTTACTTTAGCGGTCTCAATCTCCTCCCTGATCAGTTTCATTTTTAGGCTCCTCGGTTTCGGTTTCTGTTTCTGCTGAAGCTTCAGGTGGTTCTGCATCCGCAGGTTGCTCGGTGTTTTCAGGACCGTCTTCCTGTGGTTTGAACATATTTTTACCAATCTCTTTCTTCTGTGCGTCAATGGCATCCAACGCCTTAGCGTTCATACCAGTAGCAACATAGTCAGATAGGTCTTTGTTACCCGCAAAAAGTGCGTTAACAATATCTCTTGCAGCATCAGTAGGCATAATTATTCACTCAATATAATACTATTTAGATATTTCCTTTTTCATAGTCCGCAGGAGTCAATGATGGCTCTGGTTCTGGCGGTTGTAATGCCATCTCCATCTGCTCAACTTCTAACTTCTGCAACTCAGTTGGGTCAACCAACTTACCCTCTGCAATCTCAGTGTCCATCTGGGATTGTATCTCATTGAACTCAGTCTCAGACTGCTTAAGAATATGCTTCCGCATATACTCTAAAGAGAAATATCTACCAGCAAAAGGATCCATCTGGGTAACAAGAGCCATACGCTCATTCATTATCTCTTGCTCTTTCAACTCAGCGAAGTAGTTGTCAGCAACAAAATCGTATTGAATGTGCTCCTTGATCTCATCCCACTCCTCAACAGTGATAATACCTTTAAGTATAATCTGTGTCTTAAGGAGGTCGTTAAAGAGATCAGAGAATCTCTTGCGTAGTCTAGTTACAAACTTCTGGAATTTTACTTCATCACGTGTGATCTCAGCAGACCTACCAACGTTAAATGAACTATCAGACTCCAGACGTGACTCAGGTACATTTAATGCACGGTAGAGTTTCTTCTGGAAGTACTTGATGTCCTCAAGTTCTCCAAGATTTTGTCCACCTGGGAGCGTAGAGATTTCAGTTCCTCTACCGCCTTCCCTTCTGGGTAACCAGAAGTCCTCAAGCATCGACATGAACTTCTTGTCATCTCTTATCTCTCCTGTATCAGCATTATATACCAACTTATTCCTATAGCGAGACATTACCTCACGGAGGTACTGCTCTGCCTTCTGCTTAGGTAAATTACCTACATCTATATAGAAGATTCTACGCTCTGGTGCACGAGACATGCGGTAAATAACCAGCGAATCTTCAATCATTCTCAACTGGTTAGTTGCCTTAATTGCTTTGTGAAGATGTGACAACACATAGTTGCGTTGCATATCTAATTGTCCTGAGTGGACAAAACATATAGCATCAGGTGCTATTTTAATTCCTCTATTCTCATACCCACGTAACCCCTTGGGTGAATAAATGAAATACTCTACACTCTTAGGTACCAGTGTATTAATTTCTGGGTCAGCAGGTGATACACGATCCTTTGGTTTATCATATTCGATAACCTTTTTAATCTTTCTAGGATCAATATACCTCAACTCCGTCAATCCTTCTTGAGGATTATCGACGTTGATCATCTTATGATAAAAAAGTCTCCCGTCGATGTACCACCTACGGAAGATATCATATGCTTTTCTGTCGAAATCTAAAAGAGTTAATACATTTTCAAACTCTTCTCTGATTCTATTTTTAACTGTAGTACTTCCAGGGAAGTTTTCTAAGTTTACTTCTACAGGATGATCTGATAGGTCACCTGCAATTGCTTCATTAACTATATCTCCAATTGCTTGATCCACTTCTGGATGCAAGGACATCTCACGATATCTACCAATTAGATCTACATCACTCGCCTTGTTCGCTGCGTCACCGAGGTCAACATATTGACCAAAATAACCGCCAGCAACTATCGGTTGGGCTGCATCATCCGAATCTTTCGTAACAAAAGAAGGGCCAATTGCTTTTTGACCCTTCTTCTTACGATCAAGTGAGTAACCAAATAATTGTGACATTGGTTATTTTCCTACATTATAATTTTATTTATGCGTTGATAGCAACAGCATTTCCAGCATTCTTATCATCCGCATAAGTCCAGTACTGAACCTGGAACTCAACAGTATACTCTTCAGGAGTATCGTTGCTGTCCCATGCGAGGTCGATTGCTGAGATCGTTGAAGGCCATATGCCAACAAACTTATATGATCTTACCACACCACCTTGCCTATCGTATTGTCTGATAAGTGCATCAGATTGATACTCAGCAATAACTCTAGGTGCTTGTAAATTCTGATGTAGTGCCTGAATTTTAGTAGACCATTCTTCAAACTTGGAGCGAAGTGCGAATCCTTTATCGTTAAGAACTGTTACTGTCCAAGGCTCGAATGTGCGGTCTCCAGCAATCTTAAGTGTCCTACCACGGTAGGGTACTTCGATAACTCCAACAGTTGAAGCAGGAATATTTGCTGCTTTAACAAGGAATGTTGCTAGTGACTGCGATGATGCGCCAGATCCAGCACGAGATTGTCCCGCACCTTCTTCTGCACGTTGCTCTTGTGATCCAGGGGTAGCACCTGACTGAGGTGTACCGTTGTCTACAATCTGAGGAAATCCGATCTCAACCTGAAACAGGTTAGGGCGGGCCAAATCTCCGATTCTATTTCTAAAATCTAGAATCGGAGCGTTTATTTGTTTACCTTCAGACTGACCTGGATAGGTTTGTCCGTCGAATGCTGACATTTTATTCTCCTATTTGAGGTTGAGCACGATGCCGTGCCACGAGTTTACATTAATTACGAAACTAACTCAGAGAAGCTTGCGCCTGTTCTGGTTGCAGTGAATGTCAATGTGATGAAGTTGATAGATCTTGTGGGTTTCACGAAGATTTCTGCATAGAATTCACCACGGTCAATCGATTCAGCAGGGTTGTTTGTTCCGTCGCAGACTACGAGGAAGTCAACAATACCACGTCTTGATTGAACTGAGCGGAGGTAAGGCTCAACAATGTTCTTAAATTGTTGGCGAGTAAACTCGTCATTCAACTCGAATAGTTGGGTCTTAGCAGCCTCTGCAATTGCTTCTTCCATCACTAGGAATAAACGTCTAACGTTAATTCTGTCGAAGGCAGAAACATAACTTAGTGCAGTCTTATCACCGAAGAGGACAATGCCCTGTCCAGGGAAGGCTACGATTGGGTTTACACGTGAAGCATACAAGGAATCTCTATGATCCTTAAGAGGTGAGTAAGCAAGTTTGATTGCGTTACGGAGTTGTCCTCTATTGAATCCAGCAGGTGAATACCAAGGCTCTTGCTGTAGAGTTGTGCTTAGTGTTAGACCAGCAACGTCACCGTTACATGGGACATAACGATAAACATCGTTATACTTGTCGTAGATATACTTGTAGTTGTTATCAAACACTGCGTATGATGTGCTTGTCAACTGGTCGAAGTAGTTAATCGTACGAGTTACGATATCAGAAACCTTAGGTTGTCCAATAACATCACCACGGAAAGGTGAAACATATGCAATACAATCCTTTCTGTTAGCAGCGATTGAAATTACATGCTGTGCCTTAGCAATGGTGTCATCGATACCACTCATGGATGGTCCCATAAGTAGGTAATCTAGGTCAACAGTTTCCGCATCGTTAAAGAGGTCATATGCACCAAGGATATCAGGACGTGAAATAGTATATCCATCAACACCACCTTGTAGTGCGTAGCGGATAGTTGCACGGTTCTTAGTGCTGATTAAAGGAACTGCTAATGGGTTGGTTCCAGTTGGGTCATCTAGGTTGTTAAGAGCAGATGATGCCTTAATAAGGTCAAACTCTCTGTTAACACCTGATACACCAAATCCACCAGAAGCATTAACGTCCTTATCATAAATGTTTGTAGTCTCATGACTACCCCAGTAGAGGTATTGAGAGAAACTCTTAATTACATCCTTGTAATAGATGTTGTCACCTTGTGGAGAGCGAGCATCATTTGCCTTAGAAACATTAAGATGCTTCTCAAGAACTGATCCAGGTACTCCAGTTAGTTTTCCATCTCCATCAAGGATTAGGATGTGCATTAGGTCGTTGTGACCGCCTCTGTCCGCAGTCCATGCGGAAGTTGTAGGACGTGCAGCAACGTTAATCCACTTTTGATTGATACCGTAGGTGCGTGACTCATAGTCAGACTCAACGTTAGCAATAGAAATAGTTGCGGAATTACCATCAGTGATGGTCTGGTTTGCTTGGAAGTTAGGTGAACCCTGATTCAAAGCAACACGCAATTCACGAGTGATAGACTCAACATCTCCAGCATCACCAGTAGCACTACCAGGAGTATTAGAGTTGTTTGCTAGCTCACTAATGGTGTCTCCAACTTCAAGGAAGTCAGCAGAAGTATCATCAATAGTGATTTCCAACTTGCGGTTGGTAGCATCATAAGCAACGATACGTCCAGTAACACCACCACTAACAGCAGTGATAAAGTTATCCTTAGCGAAACTACCAATTAGGTTAGAGTCATCTTTAAGAGTAACGATAACAGTATAGTCATATACACGACCATAGATGTTAGCAGCAGAGTAAGAAATCTCAGCGTTGTTTACAAACTCCCACTCAGCAGAAGTTGGTTGAGCAAGATACAATACTTGGTCAGGACCAGCATCCGTAACTACAACACGTAGTGAATTACCATGGATACCAGCAGTCTTAGCACCCCACTTCCAGTTGTTAGATGCTGTCTCTACACTTGACTCATATACGTCAAGGTTTTTGATTAGAGGAGCAACAACACCAGTAGCAGTCCTTTCGTTAACAGTGGTCTTATCAGCAGTAACGGTCTGTAATGTAACAGTAGATCCGTCAGTGTGAGCAGCAGCCGTTGTGCCTAACTGTGCACGGACAACAGTTAAGTCGTTACCAGATACACCCGAAATTCTTAGTACTTCATCGTCAACCCTGATGTAAGAGTTGGTGCCACCACCTAGTGCAGCAGCAGAAGTAATTGTTAGAGTTACATCACTGTCGCTGAATGTTCCACCTTCATTGATTGTGGTAGATGTTCCTGCAGGCTCAATAAGAGTGACCGCAGATGCAGCAGCGTGAGATACAGCAGATGTTGCTAATTGACCACGAAGAACTGTTACGTCGTTACCAGATACACTCTGGACAACAACCAATTCAGCGTCAATTAAAAGGACATCGTTAACATCGAAGTCAGTCGAAGATTCAACCGTTAAAACGGTATCAGAAGCACTGAATGTTGATACAGTATACTGTGCAGTATCAATCGCATTCTTTAGCGAATCATTCATTGCACGGACTACCTTAACGGTACCGCCATAGAGTAGGAACTGCGCTGCAGTAAACCAATACTCGTAGTTATAATTAGTAGGTTGTCCAAAGATCGAGAGTAATTCCTTCTCGCTCGTCACGTTAGTAACTTGCTCGACAGGACCCTTCTCAAATGCACCAACGATAGCAGCAATATTATCTACTGTTGCGTTTACTACATTGGTGAGATCTCTTTCAAGTACAACAACCCCTGGTGATAGTTGTGTGGATGCCATCTGTTAAATCTCCTAGGTGTATTCCAATTCGGATGCTGAAATTATTTATCGAAACGTGTATTTTCACTGGGGAAGTAAGCCGTGAATCACCAGTCAGGGTAGTCTGCTTCAACTGTCTTTCTTCTCTTATTCCTTTTTACTCTCCATATGGTGCAAGACTTACACTCATATGCATATGCAGATGGATTCGCACCTCTATCCTTACGTGTCAGATAGAAGTCATCCAATAAAATCTTTGTCTGTCCACAGAGTCGGCACTTCCTCTCAACAAATAGGAGGTGCTCTAACTCTAGGTCAACGTTCATGACAAATATTCCCACATATGTGAGTTATCACCATACTCATCTAGATTCCAAGTGTCTCCTTGGTCATCTACAAATGATTGCTCATAGTCTACATGGTTATCAATGAATCCAAATGGTGCCATGTCCGCTTCTATACCCTCTTTCTGCTCTTGATACATCTTCATCCGCACATCA